ATACGTCGTAGCCGAACAGTGTCTTGTCGGCAACCAGCTTGGCTTCCTTGAACCCGCCGAGCGCGGCGGACAGCGAGAACTGGACCAGCGAAGTGCCCGTCAGGCCGTTGCCGACAGTCCACAGCAGCGACGGCTGCGTATTGGCGATCATGTTATTGAGAGCGGTCTCGTCCAGCGCCGGGTCGTATTTAAGGTCGAATGTGCCGTCGAGGGGACCGCGGGCCAGGACGAACGGGGCTTGCGCGCCGTCAACTGTCGGAATCGGCTCGACGACCCGGGTGAGCGTGATATCCCACGACGAGATGTCGTTAACTGACGCGGATGCGAGCGTGGACGTGCCCCGCCAGGACGGGATCATGCGGACTGTCGAGATATTCGACGACACCGGCGCCGCCGGGGTGCCCTGCGGCCAGGTGGTGACGTTGCCTTCCCAGGTGAGCAGCCCGGATGCTTCCCCGGTGATCTTTACCTGGGAGAAGCATCCGTACGTGTAAAGGTCAGCGTAGTTGCCGGCTAGCCCGACGACCTGGCTGCGGTGGACCAGCGTATGCGACGGGGGCTGCCCGGTTACGCTGCCCGTCGAGCTGGCCGGGTTCATCACGCTGAACGTATGCGTGTACGTCGGCCCTGTGTTCTGGACTGCCGCCCCGCTGAGGTGAGCGAACCGGAGCGGTGTCGTCGCGTTCAGCGTGATGGACGTTGACGCGCCTGACTGTACCTGCACGATCTCGGATGTGGTGGTCGCGCCGACCTGGATCCACATGCCCGCGGTGAAGGATGTCCCGGAGCTGACTGTCAGCGATGTGGCGCCTGCTGCCGCATTCGCGGTCGTGGCCGTGCTCGGTGTTACTGCCGTTCCGGTGGCCGTGTAGTCGCCGAACAAGTTGAACAGGATATGCCCGAACGTGTCCCCGAACAGCGGGGATGCCGGGATGGTGGCTTCCGTCCAGTACGGTCCCGGCTGCAGGTCGTAGATCGACGTCATCGCCCCGCGGAGGCCCTTGTCCTCCAGCCAGGTGATTTTCGGATCAGGGGTGAACCCGGCAACCGGGACCGTCACGTACGTGCCAGCGGACGCCGTGCCGTAAATCGTTTCCCGGGCGACGTTGAGGAAAGATTCAGCGACCGGGTAAACCGCCGCCGGAACACTGATAGGCATGGGTCACGCGCCTTTCCCGGGCGCAGCCGCCCACCAGCTGTCATCAGGTGCCTGCACGAACCGCCGTGTATCACCGGGAGCGACGGTTCCGACGATGACGCCGGCTGCGTCACGCAATTCCGGGAACGTGTACGGCGTGAACGCCGTGAAAACATATTCAGCGGCTTTGACGGCGTGTTTCGCCGGGCTATGAGCCGTTTCTGGTTCCACACGCCTCCGGGGGATAGTCAGGAGTTGAAATATTCTTCAAGCGTCACGGTCAGCCGTGCGTCATATCGCAGATACCGCTGGTCGGCGAGCGTGTGAACAACCGAGAAATCGTAGGTGAGTTCCTCGCCGATGCCGATGAGCACTGATGACAGGGCTCCGGATACCGGGTCGGTGATAGTGACCTGGTCGTCGCTTATCCGCAGGGCCGACATGACTGCGTCGATGACAGCCGGGAAATTTGTGTCCGCGGACGGGTCGTTCGCAGCGCCGACCCAGGTCAGGTACAGGGCGACCCGGTGGGCGATGCATTTCCAGCCGGGCCCGGCGACGTTCTGGACGCCGACCCGCGGCGGTGTCAGCCGTTTCTCCTGGCCGTTCTCAGGCCAGATGTAGGCAGTCGGGACAGTCAGGGTACCCGGGTCGGGCGGCGTCAGGTAGGCGGCCAGGTTCCCGGCTTCCCCGGCCGGCCCTGGCAGGGGAATGCCGTTGAGCAGGCTGACCAGCCACTGGCCTACAGAGTTGACGGGCACCGGCCACCTGCCCCCATCGCAGCCGCCACGCCGTCGTCACCTGCGCGTCCAGGAACGTTTCTGTGACCGGCACGGCCATCCCCCAGGTGATAGCCGTGCCGTGGTGCAGTACGGCCGCGTGCGGCCCCCACGACGCCGCCGGGACCGCATCCCAGATCCGCTGATACTGCTGGGCGGCGGTCAGGTCCAGGTCGAGGACAAGTCCCGGCCCGGCGAGCGGCTCGCCGTCTTCCAGCCAGACGGCGCCGGTGAGGGGAACGCCGGCGAGGCCGGTGTCTGCGAGGACGGCCAGGACAGCGGTGATGCTGGGCCCGGCGAGCGCATGCAAGGCGAGCACGTCCCTGGCGGGAGCGCGGATGCCAGTGCAGGCGAGGAGACTGTTCGCAGCAGCGGCGGCAGCGCAGCTGTCATGCTGGTCGTTGCCGCCGAGAATCCACCCGCCGCCGGGCATGCCCGGCCGGGCGAGCTGTGTGGTCCGCTTGGTTTTCCCGACAGAACGTTTCGCCTTGGCTGCGGCTTTTTTCTTTTTCTGCGCGGCGGCGCGTTGTTTCTTATTGTACGGATGTGCTTTCAGGTAGGCTGCGTAAGAAGCCTGTCCCGATGAGACCGCGGTTTTCCCGGTTGCTGCCGTGTGACTGGTTTTCGCAGTTATCTTGCGTTTCTTCACAGCGCGTCCGGGTTATATGACTCTTTTGTAAGGATGAACCAAGAGCTCGGCCTCTGTGGCCAGGTCTTCACCTGTCCGCCCCCCGGCGATAGACTCCGACCCCGGCATTGCCTGAATCGTGGTGGCAGTCGCACCGCGGACAAGCGCCTGCGCCACACAGTAGAGAATCGCGGCCTGGATAATCGAATTCGGCAGCGTGCTAACCATCGTGCCGACTGGATGCGCATACGCCGCCGCCGCTGCGAGCGTCAGCACACCAGGCCCGGTCGCGGAGGACGCCGCGACAGTCGTAAACACTTCCTGCCAGCCGGGATCGTAAATCGTCCCGGCCGCACCGGACGCGGCGGCGGGCAGCGTGCTCGCCGGCGGCGGACCCCACCCGGCACAGTCGTCCATGCTGACAGTCATGTCCCCGACAGCAACCGGTTCAGTAAGCGACCCGTGCGGCCAGCCGTTCACATATTCGATAGCGACCATGTACCCGAGCCGGCCTGCAAGCCATGACACGTTCCCAGGGGCGAGGAGAACCGCCTGCCCGGCATTGTCGGAACCGCTGGGAACACTCGTGCCATACACGCCGATCAGCGGTTTCTCGACCCTGACGTTCGCCGGGCCGACTGCCGTCCAGACAGGCGGGAACTGGCTGGCCAAAGTCACGTAGGCATTGAGTACCTGCGTGACAGGCGACCGGGACAGCAGCAGCCGGGCGTTGCCGTTCGGCTGCATGTGGAACCGGAAATCCCCCGGCCCGTACAAGACTTCCTGGTCAAGAGTCGCCCGGAGCGGCTGATTGCAATACCCGTCGATCATGGATGTGCTGCGGCGGCAAAGGTTAACCTGCTCGTTGAACTGCTGCTGCTCGGTGGGCTTGGCACCAGGCCCGAGAGTGGACCACACGATCCCGGTCGGAGCAGACAGAAGCATCTGAGGTGTCACATACGGAGTGCCGGACGAAACAGCGACGGAAGCCGGATTCAGCTCAGCCATAGAGAGGTGACCCCCTCCGCTGGCTTTCCCAGGAAAATGTCAGTCAGCTGAACCGGGCGACCATCGGCACGGTCAGATGCTGACAGTCACACCAGGTACCGCCGGGACAGCCGAGATGAAACCTGGCGATCACGTCAGCGCGTTCCGGCTGATCACGGAGCACCCGTCCCGCACACTGACATGACGGACAGATCAACGTTCAACCTTTCAGCTGCCCGGCTGCCCGGCCCGAGCACACCTAGTGCAGATCCACCCGCCGCAGCCAGGATCCTCTACCGCATGCCGCAGGCAGATCAGATCACCGCAGGCGAAGCAGATAATAGACGCAATTGACGGATGCCGTTTCGGGCCGCCGCACCTGGCGCACTGCGGCCGGGATCTGCGCCGGGCCCGCACCCCCGGATCAGCGGGCCCGTGACATACGAGACGCCGCAGTTTTCGCCGCAGGCTTCGCAGCTTCCACCGCGGGCGGCGCGTCTCCCTGAAGCAGCGCGGCGATCTGCGCCCGCTCAGCCGCAGGCATCGCCGCCAGCTGGGCGACCAGCGCTGATGCGGTAAGAGCCGACTGCGGCTGCGCCGCCGGGAGAATACCCTGCACCTGCTGGGCGACAGCCGACCCCATGGCCTTCATCGCCATCCGCATAGCGACCTGCCCTTCCCGCTCGGCTATCTCCACTTCACCTTTCTCATCCGGAGTCATCGGCACACCGGACGGGTTATTCGCCCACCCGTAATGCCCGGCGATCAGCGCTGGCGCGCATTGCGGGCAGGTGATAACCGGCCGGCCGTTACCGTCGAGACTGACATGATGCGCCTGCCCGCAGCCGCCCCGGTCAACAGATACACGCACATGGCCGCCGGCAGGATTATCGTCGGACGGGGCAAGGTCACTCATCCCGTAGGCGATCGTCGTTTTCAACATTCCTCCAGAACAGTAGTCGTTTTACCGCAGCGGGGACAGTCAGCAGACCATGCCTGCCAGACACGTTTACACGGCGCGCACCAGCGGCCGCGGCGAGTGCCGAGAGTAAACTGCGGGCCGCCGCGCATAACCCCCGACTGGCCGTACCAGGATCGGCGCAGATACTTGGCATCAGTATTCGACATTTCAACCAGGCCGCCGGGTTTCCCGGCCGAATATTTCCTGCCGTCTGCCATGTCCAGGCCGGAACAGCCGTCAGGCAATCGTATAAGCGTCATCAGGGAACCCGGCCTTTACTAAACGAGATGGTACGCGGCTGAACTGGCCGCCGAAGTTCCGGGGCTTCCGGTGAATTGCCCAGGAATCCCTGAACACATGCGATGAACAGCCATCCGGCAAGCGCCGCAGAATAAACAAACCGGAGAAAATCCCCATACCCGGCTGTGACCGTCAGCGTCGGCGCGGCCAGGCCCGAAGTGAATAGGTACGCGTCGGAGAAAGTCAGCGCGCACGGCCCGCCCGCAGCAGGCTGCGTGACCACGATATCGATTTGCTGACCGTCAGCGGGGTTCACCGGAGTGTCAAGCTCCCGGGTCGCGCCGACATCCGCCGTGCATACCAGGAGGAACATATTCCCGGCCGCTGCATTGACTTTGACGACAGCCGCATCCGTCAGCATGGCTGCCGCCGGCGCGGTTGCCCCGGTGAACCTGGCACCCGTCAGCGCCGCCGCGCCGAGCGCTACTACCGCCGCCGCCCCGGTCGCTGACCCGGTGCCGCCCTGGGCAACAGGCAGCGGGGCGGCCAGGTGCGTGGAGACAACTTCCGGGTCTGCTGCCGTCCCGCCGATATCACCGGCAGGCGGCGCGAGCGCCGACCCGGACATACACGAACTATTAACTTCCAGGCAATCCAGGTCACGGACATCCGGCGTCGACGGGATGAGAATCGGGTAAGAGTAGGGTTTGCTGCCGTCGAGGGCAACCGTCACTTCCCATGTCCACCCTGGCGGGAGCAGACCGGTGTTGTCAGTGGCCAGGAGCGGATCAGACGTGAAAGCCCCGCCTGTAAGCGGATACGTGTACCCGCCGGGGCCGATGATGGCGGCCGTTCCGGTGAGATCGGTGATAACACCCGGCGGCATGAAACGCACAGTCCCGGTGGCACCGGGAAACGAGCCGTACACCGTAACAAAGTTGTATGCCACGGATCATGCTCCTGTCTGAAGGACAGTCACCGTAGACGACCCCGCCGAATAAGCCCAGATCTGGTCACCGGGAAACAAAAATCCGGTGAACGTGCCGTTTATGGCCACGAGCGCGCCTGTCGTCGACGACACGGTGCCGTCGCCGCCGAGGTAGACGGCCGCGGCGCCGTTGGCGACATAAAACCAGCCGACCGGCGCTATCGTCGCCCCCGCCGGCGCGGCAATAATCAGCTGCGGTGCGCTGGTGACCGTGTACTGCTGGCATCCGGCCACGGCTCAGACCGCCATCCAGCCCCATGCCGGCGTGCCCGCACTGTAGGTGCAGGTGAATGTCTGATTAGCGGGGATCAGAATACTGGCGAACCCGCTTGCGGGAATCGACGGGGTGCCGCCGATGGTGACGCCGTTGATTTTGATGACGGTTATGGCACCGGAACTGTTGGTGATGTAGGCCATTACGTTCACGCCGGTCGTGTTCGTGACTGCGACTGTGGTGGCCGGGAACGCGGGGGTTGTGATGGTCGGCGGGACGGTGATGACACCGGGGAGCTGGGGGGGTGCGTAAAAGTTTTCGGATCCGGCTACAACTTGCGTGCCCGCCGGCGGCAGAGGCGTACCCATCTGGATTGACTCCTTGTGTGCGATTGGGATGCGCCGGGGCGGGCGCCGGGAAAGCCTGTGCGGGCCGGGAGTGTTCCGCCTTCCCGGCCCGCACAGGAAAAATGTTGCTTAAGACCACGTTCCGAGAGTGCCGGACCGGTCAGTTTTCTGAACGCCCTGAATTAGGCCGCAGTAAAAAGGCGCGTTTACTACCAGGGCACCGTAAAGGAACATAGAATACCTGAAACTGGCATCAATCACCGGCCAGCTTATGCTCAGGTAATCTTGTACCGTCACAAACTCAACCACGTTGGTCACATTCGACCATGCGAACGGCATCGTATAAGACATGAGATATACGGACCCCTGAGGCAGCCAGGGATGGACGACGATCTTGACCACAGAACGTGTAATCGGATTCTGAAATTCGGAAACAGCCGCGCCGAGGCGCACGCCGGGGACTTCCGCCTGCTCGACGAACAGCCGGTAGTTCGTGGCCGCGCCCTGCTGGACGATGTCATTAGACAGGCGCATGACATCGCCGCCCTCGGCAATGATTTCCGAAGGGTCAGCACGGTAAGCGCCGTATGTATTCGACGTGCCATCCCACAGCTGCTGGAACGCAGTGTTGAGCACTGACGTGCGCAGCGTGTCAGCAGTCGTGTTAGTGAAATAGCCGGCCTGCCAGTTCGACGGGTAAATACCGGACCCCGCCGACGAGTGCCCAGACAGAACCGCGGTCAGCCCTTCCTGGTCATTCGCCGAATAGGTGCCGGCGGCAGCGACGGGAGCCGCAGTAGTGCTGGCTACTGCGCCCTGCAGGGTAACGTACGTGCCGCCAACGTTGGCGACCTGACGGTAGTAGGTGCCTGGGGCAGCGCCCGTGGTGATGTAAACGTCATACCACTGAGCCCCGAGCGACGGAGAGATCAAAACGTCGGCGACCTGGCCGTTAGACGCCGTAACGGCACCGGAACTGGTACTGACTGCAGAGTTGCCGTAGAACGTCCGGGCGACAACTTCCACGTAAATGTTCGTGGTAATACCGGACATGGCGGTTTCCCCGCTGTTTGGGGAACGCATGGTAACAGTCGGCTGGCCGGGCGCGGGAACGACAGTGGACGTGGCCGCGAAATGCGCTGCTTCCTCATTCAGCATAAACTCCTGAAGCAAAAGCAGATTCGCCAGCGCGCTTATATCCTCAAAGCCTTGCCCCGCAAACTGAGCGAGCCATGACAAGTTTTCCGAGAGACCCCAGAAACGGTAGGGAATAGTGAGGTCGACGGCATCCTGAGTGCCCGTTCCTGGCAGGTTCAGCGGCCAGGTGACAGCTGTTGACGCCCCCCCGATTGCGCCATTGGACTGTACCAGCTCGGGAATGGCGAGGCGGACGAAACTCCCGCCGGACGGGCCGGTCTGCGACCCGGAAACGCCGGTGATGACCTTACGCTGCCTCTGAACACCCTGACCAGGCGTACGAGGCAATTTGTTGCGTAGAGGTGAATAGACCGGATAGATGAGACTGCTCAGTTTTGTTACTCGGCCCCGGTTTGACCGGGCTACCGCGTTTCCGGGTAGCTCTGCATGTCTCCATGCAGCTCGGACTGTGTCACTATCTGATTACTGCGGACGGGATTCTTCCTTGCGTCGGCGTCCCGGCTTCCTGGGCTCAATGCCCAGGTGCTGCATAGCGTCCGTAACGGCGTGGACGCTGCACCCATACCGAGTGGCAAGCTGGCGCATGGTCTGACCGCTAGCGTACTGGTCGGGAAGGTCCGACCAGTCAATTGCTAGCCGCCGGTTGCTTTGTTCCGGATGCTCGCGCATCCAGTTCCCGTAGCACTTGGAGTCGCAGAACTTCTTCTTCGCGATGCGGGCGTTGTATGCATCCTTAGTGACCGGCTTGCCGCAGTGCCCGCAGGGCACGGTTTGCGGGCCGCCGTTCCAGTTTGGATTCTCAGCGCCCATCATCCCGGTGCGAATGTCCGCAACGGGATTTACATCTCGGACGAGGCCGCATTCCCGGACCACCTTGCCGATGCATCCGGGAGCATCCCTGTTGATGTCAGCGCCGGTGAACCGGTAGACCGTGTATCCGGCCGCGGTGAGATTGGCGTCCCGTTCAGCATCCTGCTGTTTACGCAGATAGTGATGGGCGCCGTCTGCCTCGATGACAACCGGGGCCTGCTGAAGAAGAACATCTACGCAGTACCGGCCCAGCAGGACTCGCTGTGTCGAGAAGCTGATGCCGGCCTGAATGAGTGCTGCCTGGAGGAAACGTTCAAGGGGCGAGTTGGCTGACGGGCCTGTCATGGTCGGCAGGCGCTTGAGCAGCTTCGCTCTCGCATTCGCTCGGTACTCGGGCGTCGTTATCGCGGCCCGATGGTTCTGACGCCGTTCCGGGGTCCATGCTTCCCTAGTTGAGCCCCCGCGGTCGCGTGCGGTCACGCCGAGCCGCCGCATGGCGTTCTGGATGGCGTGAATGCTGCAATCGTAGTGGCTAGCCAGCTGCTCGAAGGTGAGCCCGCTAGCGTACAGGGCGGGAAGCTCGGACCAGTCGATCGCTAGTGATCGGCCTTCCGGCTGCGGGTTGATACCTTGCCGTTTCGCCTGCCAGGCAACGGTAGCCTTGCTAGCCCCGTATTCACGGGCAACGGCAGTGTACGAGCCAAGGCGTTCGTAGTCCGCCTTGAGGTTACTCCAGTCCATCAGATACCCCGCATACAGTCTCTACCGCCGGCTGGCTACGTGCCAGGCGACATCGGCGTTATCCACATAGCCACTATACCGGTTACATGAGCCGGTGCTCAGGCACGACACACCCGAACGCTAGTGCGAAGGACTTTCACCGAACAGCGGGGTTTGCTGCACGCCTCACGGCGTGAAGGCCCTAGCTAATCAAGGCGCGACGAGATCAAATGGCACGAACCCGCTGGTCAGAGGGCTGGTAAGAGAAACCGACTTGCCGGTGATCTCAGACAGCTGGCTGTTCAGCTGGCCGACCAGGTTGGTCATTGCCTGGTTCTGCGGGGCGGCCTGCATGAACGCGCCGAACTGGCCGGCGAATTCGGGGGCCATGCCCTTGACCACGTCGCCAGGGTTTTCGATACCGTTCTTGATCGCCCGGCGGAACGCGGATTCGGCCCGCATTGACCGTTTGAAGATCTGCTCGTCGTCGGCGAGGGGCTTGTTCCCGCCGGGCCGGCAGTATCCTGCGCCCTTGACGAGGGTCGGCATCTTATCGGAGAGCATCCGGTCTGGTGCTTCGTACCGGGATGCGTCAGCGTCGGCATACCATGCCGGGTTCGCGTCGGCTCGTTCCAGTGCAGCCTGTGCGGCTGAACCGTAAGGCAGAACGTCTGTACTCACATGACTCCAAGAGAATGATTCGAAAATTTGAGGTCAGATGCCCGGTGCCGTCTGTGTCGGCGTGAGCATCTTGTCCAATGTGGCTAGGGCGGCCTCACGGACGCCGGGGTCAGGGGATTTGGCTAGGGCCTCGACGTAGGCCCGATACTGGGCTTGCTCGGCTTCGGCCATTTTTCGGACATGATCGGCATGTTCGTCTATCAGGGAACGGCGTTCCACGGGAACAGCCGTTTCTGCTGGCATTCTGGCCAGGGCGCCCCGGACGGGGGCCATCGCCGGGTCAGGCCGGGAACCGATTTCGTCTATCTGCTTGCGCAGTTCGGTGATCTGAGTTTCGTGAGCTTCCACCAGGGGGGTGAACTGCTCGGTCAGGAGTGCTTTCAGTTCGGCGGCGGTCAGCCCCGGCTGGACCGGGACCGCGGTTGTCTCGGCGGGGGGCGCATGCCGTTCGACTATGTCCAGGCCGAGACGGGCGGCGGCTTTCTCGATCCGCTTTCGTGTCATCACTGGCTTCACTGTGACTGGCATGCCTCCGCGGGCATTATGCCGGCGGATCGCGTCTGCGATGACGCCTTGCATTTCGGCTAGTGACATGACGTCCGGCTCAGTGGTTTTGCCGGCTGCGGGAATGCCGCCCTGGCTGGTGACGGTAACCGGCTGCGGGACGTTAGCCGCGCCGAGGTCGGGGGGGATGACGGACTTGGATGCGGCCATCGGGCACAGGTCGGGGAATGATCCGGCGATGTGGTCGTGCATGGCCTGCAATGCTGCTTTAGCGTTGTCACGCTGCTGGTTTGTGTAGTAGGTGCGGACCGCGCCGGTTCTGGGGGGGATAGGGAAGTTGTCTTCCTTGTTCGCCGGGGAATCCGCTTCATGGCCGTCTGTGATCAGCGGCCGGTGGAATTGTTCCGGTTCGGGTACTTTGCTTGACGGGGGAATGTTCGCGCTGCCGTTCCGTTCCGCCGTCTCGGCGGCATGCCCGGCAGTCAGGTACGGCCGCTGATAGGAGCCTGGCCTGATCCCGGACTGCGGGGTGATATTCAGGGTCGGGTACATGTCGGTGAATGCTTTGCGGAGCAGTCCGAGACCGTCCGCGATTGCAGCCGGGTCAGCATCCTTCACATACTGGGCGTCAGCGACCAGGCCGGCCAGGTATGCGGCTTCGGCGGCTTTCCCTGCTGCGGCGACGGCTGCGGCCTGGTCAGCGAACCAGGCGACATCTACCGCATCGGAAAATGATTTGAGCGATGGGTATCCGGCGAGAGTTTCAGCCGGGTCGTAGGCGGCGCAAGTGAGGTCATGCAGGCGGCCGATGCGGTACGGGGCGCTGTCGTCTGTCTTGGTGCGGGGTTTCCCGGCGGGCGGCGGCCCGGTGTGGTCGTGGCTGGATACGGAGACGGGTATCTTGTCGGGAGTGCGGTCCGGGTCGGTGGGCAGCCCGGCGTCCGGTTCGAAGTCTTCGACGGTGGACGTGCCGTCTGGTTCCCGGTGCGGCCGGGCCGGTGCGACGTCGGCGGGCAGCTGCCGCTTTTTCTTGGCTTTGACCGCTGATTCGGCGGCTGCGGTGGCGATGATCTCGTCGGCGGCTTCGCGGGTGATCAGTCCGGCTTCAACGGTCTTGGTGACCGTGTCGGCTAGCGCGGCGAGCGCGGCTTCCCGTCTGGCTGTCTTGGCTGCCTTCCGGGCAGTCTTGCTGTCGGGGCTGGCCTCAGCTGCATCCGCATCCGCGGCGAGGGCGGGGGTGTCGGTCTTGGCAGTCATCTTCCCGGTGCCGTTACAATCCGGGCAGGTCCGGTTGTTGCCCATGATCTTGCCGTCGCCGTGGCAGGTGCCGCACGGCTTCCCGTCACTGCTACTGCTGCTTTCGCCGTCTGTTTTCTTGACGGCGTCGGATTCTTTAAGCGGGTTCGGGACGCCGAGTTCTTTTGCCCGCCGGGAGATCAGCCGCCTGGCCGCAGCGACATTCCCGTGCCCGGATCTGGCTAGCACTGCGGCACGCCGCAGAGCGTCCGCGTCAGGGATCGGGTAACTGCCGTCCGGAAGCGAGTTGCCCTGGTGGGCAAGCTGCCGGCGGCGTTCAGCGGAGAAAAATCGTTTGTCTGCGACGTCGAGTGTTTTTAGGAGCGCTGTCTCGGCGGCGTCTGCTGCCTCGGCTTTCGCCAGCAGGTCGTCGTCGGCGCGCTTGGCCAGCCACCGTTCAGCGCCTTCCCGTGTCCCGGCCAGGCCTTCCGCGTCGCCTTCAGCCTGCCATCGCATCCAGTCAGCGCGCTTGGCCAGGTATTCGGTGCCATGGGCGATGCCTTTGACGGTGGGCTCACAGGACAGCCATTGCGTCCTGGCGGCCTTGTAGGCCGCGCGGGTTTCATTGTCGGCGGCGGCGATCAGGTCAGCGGCGCCGGGTTCCTCCGTTTTTGACGCCGCATCGTCGTCATTGTCGTCATCACCGTCGTCGTCGTCATCGTCACTGTCATTGTCATCATCGGCGTCGCCGCTATCACTGGCAGCCTGGCTAGCATCATCCGCGGCCGGGCCGGATCCGTTACTGCTGGCCTTGACGAGCAGATCCTCCTCATCGGCGATCTTCGCGATCCAGTCCGGGTCGCCGACGAGCTCGCCGACAAGTTCCACGCTGTCCCCGGCGGCCTTGGCGATGACAAGCTGACAGTTTTTGTTCGCAGGCCGGTCCACCAGTGACAGCTCAGCCAGATGACCGCCTGTGACGATACCGCCGCGGGCTTTCCCGCTAGGGTCACGCATGACAACCGGCCGGGCAATGCCCACCGAGTAACTGGTCAGCACACCTTTCTCGACGAGCCGTTTGGCTACCGGCTCGACGACTAGTGACTTGACCCAGTGGCCGCCGTCGCCGTCCTTGTCGATTTCGACAGACAGGCCCTTGCCAGCGGGGTCGCGCATGGCCTGATGCTGGACGCGGACATTGCCGCCGCTGTCCAGCCAGTCGGTGAGCGCTTTCGCGGACCAGGCCGGGTCGACTATCTGCTCGTCTGAGTCAACAGACCCGTCCGTGGCTTTCCCGACGACAATCAGGTCCCCGTCATCTGTCTTATCCCACTTGGTGATAGGGAAGGACAGGAACGTCAGCTCGTCACGTATGGCTGTAGCCACATGCCTCCGGGTTGTCTAGTAGTTTCGGGCATTAAAAAGCCCCCCGGAGGACCGAGAGGAATTACGGAAATCTGGACGGCCGATATCGGCGGTTTTAAGGTTCCCCAGGTGCCCGGGCCCGGAAGTCCTCGTCAGCCTGATGTACGGCACTGTTCATCAGCCGGTGAACTTGCCGGCGGGAAGACCGCCACCCGGTCAGGACCACGATGTCGTCGCCGGGAACAGCGCGGACAAGATAGTACGCCCAGCCGCCTTCATACGCGGTGGATAGCATTGCCGTGCCGCAGCTGGATTTCGCCAGGGCGCATGCGGCCCGAACACGTTCGGAGTCTTCAGGGAACAAGCCGGTAATGTCCGTGTCGTCCTGGCAGCGGCGGCGGCCGCGCGAATAGCCGACGGTGCCCCAGATGATGAGACCGGCAGCGGCGTAGACCAGTAGCAGCAACCAGACCATCAGTTTGCCTGCCCCCCCGTCAACCTGTCATCCGATCAGCGTTCCCTGCGCCTGGCAGCAGCAGCCTCGGCCTCGGCCGGGTGGGCCCGGGCCCAGCGTTCCCGCCAGTCAGCAGGATGCACGACGACCCACTGCCATCGGCTGCCGAAAACCGACTGCTTCCGATCCCATGCCTGCCCGCGGATGAGGTGCGGACGACAGCGGACAGGCTTGATGCCCTGGCTGGTTTCGCGGAGGACATGCCAGCTGAGAAACCCGATCATGTAGTTGCGTTTCGGTCCCCATCGGACACCCAGGCATATCCCGTAGGGCCAGTACACATTCCAGTCGGCATGGGCCCAGACCCAGCGGCTGGTTAACTGCCAGCAGGGTGAGCCTCCGTGGTTACTGCGGGTGAATGGCATTTGGCGGTTCCCGCTATCGCGCGGGACAGGCGATGAGAAACAGGTATGAAGCCTTGAGGCTAGCAGCCGGGCGGCGTGAGTCCCAGCCAGGTGCGGGCTTCCTGCCAGTCAGCGAACACTCTCGTGTATGCACGGCTGGTTGACGGCACGTACGGGCGGGCGGGCAGCCACACTTCGATGCCGGGGGATGCGACTGTCAGCCGGGTCACCGGGTTGTCGTCGATCAGGATTGCCGGGTTCCCCGGCCCGTACCGGGCTGTCAGATAGGCGGGCTTGTTCCCGGAGCCGACCGCGGTCACCTGCGGCAGCGGGCAGACACCCCAGTCCTGCAGCCATTGCAATGTGAGAGGCCCATGCTGGACGGGACGTTCAGTGACGATCCTGGACGGATACCCGGCGGTGATGGCGGCGGTCATCGTGTCGGCTGCATGCCAGTCGGGGGCCATGTTCGCGGCGAGGGTGAATCCGGTCAGCTGGTTGATCAGCCATGCTGCCTGGTCGGCTGGCAGCTTGCCGGGGATGAGCTTGCCGGGAAAGAACTGCTGGGTGAGCGCTTTGTAAGCGGTGTAATAGCGGGCGTTCAGCACGGCACAGAGTGCTTCTGCGGTGAACGCGAGGATGCCGTCCACATCCCATATGAGAGTCGGCCGGCCGGTATGCACGGCAGGCGAGGTGCCCGGCGGCGAGGGGGGGATGGCGGCGGTCAGTGTCCGGGGAATGTTCCAGGCAGCTTCGGTGACGGTGATGCCGGCTGCGAAGGCAGCGTCTTGCAGGTCGGCGAGCACCAGGTTGGCGGCGCTTCCGTGCCGGTCGGCGGGTCTGAGGCAACCGCAGGTAAGACAGATGCGGTCACCCCCGTGGCTAGTCGAGCTGGCCGCTGTCAGGCTGGGCTGCGCACCATTCGAGGCGGGCTGTTTCGACGGCGGGCCGAGTGATAATGTACAGGGCTTCGGTGCGGGTAAAGCCGGCTTCGCGGAGGCTGGTGAACCACTCGTGCTGGGCGACGCAGGCGATGCCGATGAACCCGAAACCAGCCGGCAAATCCACGTACCACTCCTTACCGCAGTGCGGGCTGCAATTCACATCTGCAGTTCGGATGCTGCGGCGGCTGAACAGTCCCGCCCGGAAACAACTCGCCGAACGGCATCGGGCCGGCGTCCTCGTTTTCGACGCAGACCGCGCACCTGTCCGAGAAAGGATCCGTGAGCCAGGCGACCGTCTGCACTCCGGCCTGCCGGTAATAGCCGGCCATCCCCTCGGCTATCGCCCAGGTAACCTCTGTCTGGGTTACTGTCAGCGCAGCCGGGATACTGCCCAGATCCGATCCCAGGCCGGCTTCCAGTTCCCCTGCCGGAACATTGGCGGCGGAAGCCAGCCGGGTGGTGATGGCATCTACCCGGGTCGCGGTCATCCCGTTAATCCGGGCTGCGGCCCGTGCGAGCGTCTGCTGCAAACCGATCTCGTCGGCAGCGGGCTCAGGCTGCCCGAGGAGTGTCGCAGCCGTCCGGCGTCCCAGTGCATAGCCGGCTGCCCACAAGTCCCGCAGGATGCGGGTCAGCACCGCCTGGATGGCTGCCGCGACCGCGGTGTCCTCCAGCCAGATACTCGGGCTGGAGCTTGTGAACGGCTGCCGGGCCAGCCAGCCCTGGGCTAGAGCCCGTGACGATACTGCCGCAGCTAGAGCGGCTGCTAGTTCCCTGGCCGCCCGGCGGGCTAGCTTCCTGTCATGTTCCCAGCCGGGATTCCGCCCGGCCGGCAGTTTTGGGCGGCGCCCGCCGCCTGCCTTATTCGCCGGATCCGAGCCCTGATGGAACTGGAATGAATGTGTCTGATCCCACGGCCCGCCGTCCGCCGCGACGAACCCGACATATGCTTTGACCGGCCGGTTAAGTTCCTTGTAGGCCAGTGTCCGGTGATGCCCGTCCACAATTTTGATCTTGTCGTCGCCGGGTTCCTGCACCGCGACCACCGGCTGAGTATGCGCCTCCCCGGCCTTAATCTGCCGGGCGAACTCCCGGACCCTGGCCTGCTGATGCGTAGCCGCCCATTTGTGAATGTCGTCCATGTCAATCCGGTCCACGGGAACCTGCACGGGCCCGATCCACCGGGCGTCCCGCATCCACCCGAGTGCTTTATCCGGAAAGTTTTTCCGCATCTGGTTGATAACATGCTCGGCTTCAACCGGGTTCGGGTCCGTCAGATCCGCGGCGTCCTTGGCTAGCACGTCCCGGGCCGCGCCGATCACCTCGTCGGCTGTCAGGCCCTTGGCGAGGTCTTCGCCGATCGTCGCCATCAGGACCCCGGGCAGGTCCCTGGCCTGCCACCGGCCAGGATCGCCGCCTTTCCGCAGATAGGAACGCAGCAGGTCCAGTTCCCGCATTTTCCGCCCGGCCGCCGGCTGCCCGTTGCGGGCCGGCGTGCCAGCATGCGCCGGCGTGCCGGGAACATCCGTTCCGGTCGGGTTCCGCGGCGCGGTAAGTGCTGACCGGGGCCGCTGGCCTGGCAGCGGCGGCGGCGTATCCGTCTGCGCCTGCGCCTGCGGCTGAACCTGCGCCTGCGGCTGCCCGGCTGCCGGGGACTGCTGCCCGGTCACCGCCGGCGACAGCTGGGACGTGAACGGGATGAATCCGGTCCGCTCGGTTGACCAGCCGGGATCGGAAGTAGCAGGCAGGTTCCACGGGTCAAGCCCGAGTTCGGCGCGGGCCTCATCAATGGACCGCATGCCGGTGCTGACCTGCTGAACCAGCAGGCTGGTCAGCATCTCAGCGTCTTCGTCTTCTTCGAGACCTTCCCAGGTCCATTCCAGGTCAGACTGCCCGCAGACTCTTTGCAGAATCGTGTCGAAAATCGCGCATTTCATCCACTTGAGGAACGGGACAGTGCCTTTCCGTTCCTGCGTATCCTGCGAGCTTTTCGCCATCTGATTGCCGGCGCCCATAGTCTGGGTGGTCGAAACCCTGGGCGTTATCCCCAGTTCCATCGGCATCACGTTGAAAGCCATGCAGACCTGCACCATGACAATCTCATCGAACTGGTCTGCGAGACTCACAGGTTTCTGCGGGTCCACTTTCGACCCGCCCGGCAGGACAATGATCTTATGCTTCCATGCCTGGTCTCCGGCCAGCGCATTCAAGGCGTCTTGCAGCTCGCGGATCTGCGTGGGAGTCATATTCGGGTCACCAGGTGACACGAACAGGCCGGGAATAGATCCTTCCTGAAAGAAATTCATCTGATATTGCTGTTTATTCAGCCCGGTCATCACCGGGATGATTGCCCGCTCGATCGGAGCCTGCCCGTACGGCGTCCATGTCCGCTGCGAGAACGGCAGGTACATCAGCTGGTCGGCCCGGTATTCGGCAGCGATTTTCTGCTCATCAGGATTGTCTTCGCCTAGCAGCAGGGTCATCAGGTCGACGCGGGGCACGCCGTACAGGAACTGCTGGAACGCGGGGTTCGGGGGGAGCGGCCGGCCGCCGCGGATGTCGACCAGCGGTCGTATCAGCGTGCCGTCGAGCAGGTCCAGCGCGGCAATGTCTGATCCGAGGAGTCCTTTTTTCCGGGCCATGGCCGGCTGGCTGTAGACGGCGAGCGCGTCGGTGACGAATACTTCTTCGAGGAGCGCGTCGAACCAGGATGAAAAGTCGGAGTACATCGGGTCGGGGCGGGAGAAGAACCGGACGGCTGCGGCTTTGCGGGCGGCGAAGTCTTTCATTCCGCTCCGGTCGCCGCGGAGGGCTTTGGCGGCGTTTTTGGTGAGGGTAATATCCCAGCCGATGCCGCGAAGTTCTGATTTGCGGAGTTCGATGCAGGCGCGGGCGACGGAGTACAGGTCGGCGATGGTGCGGAGTGTCTGGAAGTTGGCGAGCTTGCCGACGCCTTCGGTGCCGGGCATGCCCATGGGCATGTTCCAGCCGACGTTGTATTGCCATCTGCGTGGTTCTGGCCGGTCTTCGCCTGGTTCGGGGATGTCGACGGGGACGGGGCGGATAGGAGCGAGCGGGCCGAACATGCCGGACAGGAACGCGGCAGGGTCGCGGGGGAGCGCGCCCTGAGTGCCGTAGGCGTGCCCGGATGTCCATTCGCTGTAGGAGGCGACGAGGGGGGACGGGCCGGGGCTGATGGATGGCGCGGCGGGGATGGCAGAGTACCCGCCGGCCTGCGGGTTCGGGGCCGTGGCCTTGAGCGCGCGCATGATGGCACGGGTATCCGCGGGCACGACACCCCCGGCATGACCTGAAACGCTTGCATGTTAACCGGGGTTGCTGTAACGTTGCCCATGTAGCAAGCCCAGGCTGACATCCCGGAGGACAGAAAATGGCCATCATGCTTGAGGGCAGGACCGCGACCCCGTACCTGATCGAGGCCGTATACATGCCCGGCGACCCGCCGGACGTCCTGTTCTTCCCGAACGAAGACGCTCTGATCAGCTGGCTGTGCAAAGACATCGAACACGCCTATTACCAGAATGACGGGCATACCAGCCAGAAGATCTACCAGTACGCCAGCGGCCAGCTGACCGAGCTCACGGTCACGTCAGCGAACCGGACTCAGGATTTCGACATGGATGCCGACCGGATCTGGATCTGCCAGCGGTTCGACGTGCTGCTGCCCGCCGGGACGCGCCTGTTCTCGTTCACCGTCTGCTTCGACGGCGACGCCTGAACCAGCAGTCAGCCGTAAACCAAACCGAAAAGAGGTAAAAAATGGCAACCTATGACGTGACAGCCATCTCACATCAGCGTGACTACACGCCGCTCGCCGCCAGCGTGCCAGCGCGGCCAGTGGCCGAGGAAGTTGCTCGTACCGCTTCAGCCGCAATGTCCGGTGACCAGACCCTCTGGAGTGCAGTCCAGGTAAAGGAAGCTCATACCGGCCAGATCGTCGCCACCTACGTGGCCGGAGTCAGGCAGCTGACCTGATTTCAGCCCGTCAGCGCCCGTCGCCTGTGTTCCCGGCGGCGGGCGTTTCCTCGCCCGCCTGGGCCGGGTCATCCAGGAGTGCTCGCAGCAGAGCAAGTCGGTCAGCTACCTCCCGGGCGATTTTCTCGCTGACCGGAATCCCAGGTCGTTCAGCCGGTTTCAATGCAGCACCAGTCCGCCGCGACAGTAAACTTCATGATCACGGCGTTCCGCCATCATCTCCGGCAGCTGCCTCCGGTGATTAGCCACCCACACCCGGCCGCACCACCTCTCGCCGTTAGTGCACAGCAGAATCCCGGGAACACGGATCGGCGCGCCGAACACCGACCCCGCCGGCTCGGCACCCGGATCTGAGGTGACTTTGACGGTCACCGGGACGGGTGAGCTTTCAGCTGGGCGATTTCAGCTTCCAGGACCTCGATACGAATCCTCAGATCCAGGATGGTGGCATGGATACGGTTCACGTCCCGGACGGTTCCCTCGACGCGCTGGAGAGCCGCCTGGGCGGTGCTGGAAGCATCCTGGGCGGCGATCTGCGTATCCGGCACCCGACTGTCGCGGTAAAGATTCAAAATGGGCCTCCTGGTTCTGGCGGCAGGTCTTCCGGCCACTGCACACTGTTGGCAGGCCATTTCCCGTCCGGCCAGAACTCGACGGATGCGAGGGTCGTGTTCTGGTGGAACTCTAGTCGTTTCACCCGCGGGCAGGCGCGAGCATGGACGCCGCCGCAGTGCATGCAGCAGCGGTCCCGGAAGATCCGCCATATTTCCGTGATCTCGTCGTCGGTGAATCCGTGGCCCGGGTCGCTCATGCGGCGAGCGGCCAGATCATCCAGGCGACCAGGCTCGTGTCTGTGCCGGAGGTGGACCGGATCGTGAATCCCGTTCCCGCAGTGATCGTGTTGACGTAAACGGCGCCGGGTGTGCCGCCGGGGGCCTGGGTGGTGAGGAAGATACGGGATGTGGCAGTGATTGCTGTTGTTGTCACCGTAGCCCCGCCGGCGGCGAGGGTGATAGTGCCTTGCGGGATGCTGATCGCGCCTGTCTGGCCGTTCAGGGAAATAACGTACAGGCCGGGCTGGGGCTGGGCCATGACCGGGGCGGGGATGAGCGTCGACATGTCCACCGTGGTGCCGAGGGTGTGCGGCAGCGTGATGTTGAACGGCGTCTGATAGGTGCAGGCAATAGCCTGAGTGACCGTGTAATAGAACGGGTTCGGGACGACTGCCGTGTTGTCGGTGCAGGGCAGGGTGACCGTGAATGCTCCGGCGGTGAGCGGGGCGACGATCGGGGCGTCGGTCAGGATCGTCGTCCCGGCGATGTCGCACAGCGGAGCGGACGGGGTGAATAGGACGGTCCCGCCAGCGGGGGCGCCGGTGACAGTCATGTAGCTGCCGGTGACCGTGATCGTTGTCAGGTTGCCTGGCAGTGCCACCGGGATCAGCCTCCTGGCTCCAGCCGATGCCGAACCGACCGCCATCACCATTTGGGGCGAATGCGGCGCTCACTTCTCGTCCCGGACGGCAAGTCCGGCTTCCAGGAGCCAGATCATCTGGCTGTTCAGTGACCTATGATCCGTTTCAGCCGATGCCTTGATGAGCGCGTGCAGGTCCTCTGGGATACGGACGTTAACGTTCTTGATAGCCATAGAATGATGCTATCATGTAGCCATGCAGGAGACCGTGCGTTACAACTACCGGCTGCGCCCTGGTGCCCAGGCGGAACGCGCGCTGCTCGCTGAGTGGGCTCGGTGCCGGTGGATTTGGAACGAGTGCGTTCACCAGTACCGCGCCGGGCGAAAGCCCACTCGATGCAAGCTGGGAAAACTGCTGACCGAGGCACGCAGGCAGTTCCCCTGGCTCCGCGAAGGCTCCCAGAACGCCCAGCAGCAGATGCGAGACACCTACATGCGGGCGCTTCAGGATTCCTTCCGAGTCAAAGGCCGGGGCCGGCCCGTGCTCAAGCGTCGGAAGATTGAATTGCCATCGCTGGAGTACACAGTCAACGGGTTCAAGATCAAGGACGGCCTGCTGTTTTTGCCCAAGGGCGTCTCGGTGCCCGTGGTGTGGTCCCGTGACCTGCCTAGCGAGCCGAAGAGCGTCCGGATCTACCAGGACAGCCTCGGCTACTGGAACGCATCGTTCGTCGTCCGACGTAAAGCAGAGCAGTTCCCCGAGGCTACGGGCGGCATCGGCATCGACTGGGGCGTCAAGACTCCCGCAGCTACCACCGACTCTGCCTACGATCTGCCGTATCTCGGGCACCGGAAGCGGTGCGCCGCCGAGGTTGCCCGGGCTCAGCGGAAGATGGGCCGCCGGGCCCGCAAACGCGGCGGCAAGCTGCACGGCATGCAGTCGAAGAGTTACCAGCACGCGGCCCGCCAGGCCGCTCGGCTGCACAAAAAGGCTGCCCGGCAGAACCGGCACGACGGACGTCAGTGGGCCAGGAAGGTTACCGCCGATCACGCCCTGATCGCCGTCGAGGACTTCCGGCCCAAATTCCTCGCCAGGTCCACGATGGCCCGCAAAGCAGCCGACTCCGCAGTCGGCACCCTCAAGCGGACCCTCATCGAGTACAGCACGCGGGCTGGCCGGAAGGTGGTGCTGGTCCAGCCCGCCTACACGACCATGACCTGCTCTGGGTGTTTCGCGAGAACCAAGCAACGCCTTGAGCTGGCCGAGCGGACTTTCGTGTGCCGGTCCTGCGGAATGGCAGAGGACCGAGACGTGAACGCTGCCAGGGTGATCCTGGCCGTGGCAGAACGGGGCCACGCAAGCGCTGAGGATATAAGACCCGGATGCCTTCGGGCAAACAGGCAGTCTGAGTTTGGAATCCCCCGGCTTTAGCCGTGGGGAACCGTTAACCTCCTGGCGGGTTCCCGTCGACGGTGATCTCGGCGACCAGGACTTTCGCGATGACGTGCACGACCTGGCTGGCTGCGGTGACGAGCTGGAGGTCGTCGACTACGGGGATGGGCCGGCCGGTGTCCATGTCTTCGAGGCGGACGGGCCAGCCGTGGAGGATGGTTTCGCCGGCGGGGCCGTCGCTTAACGGGGCGGGTGCGGGGAGGACGAGGCGGAGCTGTGCCCATCGGGGGCCGGATGGCATGGTCGGGGGAGGGTTTCCGGCGGCTGGAGACGGGGCTGTGGGACGGCGGCGGGGGCGGGTTATTCGCACCCTGGCGTTACCTCGGTTTCGCCGTCATCGTGACTGCCTGTTTTGAATATCGTGCCGGCGGTATTCGTGTTCATGGTTACGGTTGTCGTGCAGGTAGCGGCCGGGGGGCAGGTGTGCTCGGATATCCAGGGGGCTATTACAGTGCCGCAGTCGGTGCATTTCCATCCTATGGCCATCGGCGGTCGGCTGGCTGCCGGTTCCGGCCATGTCGGGATGCTGCTGTTCCAGGTGTACGGCCACGTATATGAGGAAGTGCCGGTCCAGTAGCCGCCGGGACCGGTGTCATATGTGCCGGAACCGGTGTGACTCATATTTCCGCCTTTCAGGCCGATTAGAGGAAGCCGCAAGCGTTATCGAATAGCTCTGGGAAAGCCCGGTCATTTAGGGGCGCGACTCCCAGCCGTGATATTCGAGTCGCACGGATGATGTCCGTAGGCTAGGAACCACTTATTGGCTTTCCGGAACCTATCGCCAAGCCAGAATCCCCATTCCCGTGCCGGGCGGCCGGTGATGAGCACCGTCCAGGCGCCGCCTGTATCAGGCACAACTGTGTGGCGGTGAAGGGCCGGGCGGTAGCGGACCGATCCGGCAGTCAGGTGATCAGCGTGGCCGGGATTCTTATCGGTGTACCCGCCGGACAGGACGAAGGTGACGAACCACCACGGGTGGTCGTGGAAGGCGCGATTATCATCGGGGCCGAGCCAGTGATGGACACGCAGCGATCCGAGCGGGGTTTCGAGCCGCCAGCAGATCACGTACGGGCATTCGGGCAGGCCGAGTCGCTCGGCCAGTCTGACCAGTACGGGGTAGGGGAATCGAACCCGCCGTCGCCGCCTCATCTGAGCGGTGCTCTGCCGTTGAGCTATCCCCGTGCGCCGGAGCCCGCCGTGCCGGGTTGGCTCCCAGGCCAACCTACAGGTCCCCGGCGTTCACGACGTCGATCCTACTGCGGGCGCAGGCCCGACTAGAGGAAGTCGAAGAATGCGCTGCCGGACGAGGATGTCGCGAAGCCGCTGAGTGCCAGCGGAGTTGCCGCTGCCTGCCAGCCGCCGGCGGGAGCGGGCGGGTACTGGTCCGAGAGTTGGAGATAATCCAGCCACACGCCTGTTGTCGTGCCGGTTAGCGGGCCGATGTCCATGAGGTTCAGGCCGGTGTTGCTGGCGTTCGTGGCAGTCTTGACATGCTCGATGAACACGCCGGTCACACCGTCGTAGGAACTGTACTCGCCGTATCCGGCGGAAGAATCAACATGCCAGTGGGCGCTGACGCGATATGTGTACTGCGCCGTGTAAGTGTACGTCCCTGCCGCGCTGATCGCAGAAGTGGCATTGACTATTATCCTGTTATTAGTCTGATAGCCGATCTGGCAGGTCGAGGTGTTGGCCTGATTCAGGACGTCGATGAGAAGAGCCGTGCCTCCCGTGGGAGCAGCGTTCATAACGAAATAAAATGACATGTACAGGTCCCATGTCGCGTTTACATTAGCGACATACCAGAGGTTTACCTTGCCGCTGGGAAACCACACCGACATTCCGCCCTCGGCGGAATACGTGGTGCTGTACTGCGATCCTGGATTATTGGCAACAGCGTAATCGAAAGGGTCTCCGCTGCTTGCCTGGCTGCTGTTACCGACAACCGGTCCCTGCGTGGTCCCGCATAGCGAGCACATGGCCGTAGCAACAGTAGCGCTGCTAGTACAGGAGCCAGATTGCGCACCAGTGGTGCCGCTTATCGCAAGCGTCTTGTCCGCCACCATGACGGCCGGGCTGCCGGGCAGGGTAACTGTCGTATTCGTATGAGTGTTGCCGAATCCGGACGGCTGGGTGATGACGTAACCGCTGGTGCCGTCATAATCGGCGCCGAACCAGAGCAGCAGGTTATTCGGGTTAACAGGGCCGATGGCATTGGCTGTCATCGTCTGAGTTGCCGCTGCCCCGGCAGCGGACGGTGTAAGCGTGTCAAACATGCCCGTTGCGCCGCTTACGGTTACAATGACACCGGAAATAGCATAGCCGGATCCGGAGAAATTGATCGTGAAAGTGCCGCCTTCGCTGCCGTCAGCATAACGGTAGATCAGGGCACCGTACTTGTTGGTGTCCTGCTTGATCTGGAATCCGGTGCAGGTGACAGTCGTGCCGCCCGAATAGACGTACATGATGATCCAGTCACCGGCAGCGGTGTTAGCCTGCTTCGTCACTGCATAAGAAGTGACCGTGCCCGTACTTGAGAATGTGGCTGGAGTAGCACGATAGGCCCAGCTGCTGGTAAGCGAGCCGCCGTCAGCGGTGAAAAGCTTTGACTGCGGCAGGGCAGACAGGTCGGCGTTACCTATCCAGCCCTGGTCCGACATCGCGGGCAGCGCGTAATAAGTGGTTGCAGTCACACCAGTAGACCAGCCGATAATCAGCGCAGTATTCCACATGGCATATGCGTTGCTCAAGGTAATCGTCTCAGCCAGGGTAATCCCGTCACTGTCGTAAATCTTAGCCACTATGCCGCCGGGCCAGCCCTGCGTGAACTGTACATCCACCATATACCATGTATTGGCGGCAACAGGCGTAGTGCCGTTCTGAGTGAAAGAACCGCCGATTGCGCTGGCAGAGAAAAGCTGCCATTTCATGCCGGACGCGCTTGCAGTCTGGAGAATAAGCGGGTTGTTTCCTCCTCCCTGCCAGTCCAGGACTCGCTGCGCCACTGCGGTCCCTGAAAAATATACCCAGATGCGCATATTCAGGGTGGTGATGCTAGGTGGAGTTACCCACTGGAAATAAGCGTTACCAGATCCATTTGCCACCATCTTATAGCATGCAGTTGCGCCGGGCGGCAGCCCTGGCGCGGACCCGTCATCAAACGTAAAAGCAGACCCGGTGCCGATAGCAGTGGAGTTGATCGCGTAACCAGAGATGCCGCCGGTATTAGTGCTCGCCCCGGTCCCGACTGCCGTTCCTGACGGCTGGCCGGCGGCGTTGTTGTGCCGGATGAAGGTCATGGCCGGCTAGCCGGTGACGGTCAGCGCCGGCGTCAGCGGATACGAGCCGGACAGGATGTAGGAGACAGGCGAGGGCAGCACGAATCCCTCCTGGTAAGCGCCCCCGCTAGTCCAGACCCCCCAGTGGCTGACAGTCGTCCCCGCCGGGACGGTGAAGCTGACCTGGCTGCCGGTCATGATCGGCGGTGACGGCGGGGACGGCCA